GTCAAGAGCCTTGATTTCCACAGCAACCGCGATTGTTACTACATCGGCATCGTCAAAAGCATTAACGCTGACGAAGGCACGTTTACCGCCGAAACCGTTGCGCGATATTGGGAAGGCGTACCGCTTAAAGCCGAATTGCCGGTCAACTTTACTGCGCCAATGGAAGGCAACCACTTTTTTGATGACCCTTCACGCCCTCGCGTAATCAACCTTGACGGGGTGGCGGCGTAAGCCGCCCCTGACAACAGGAGCAATAGATATGCTTAAAAACAATTTCTTTCACGCCTTTGGCACCTTCTACGCCCTCGGCAGCAAGTTTGAAGTTCGCGTGGAATACGCACAGGATTTGGACGGCGACATTTCGCTTGAGGGTGCCGACCTGATCGGCATATTCCTTGACAGCGACAAACGCGCCACCTCCCTTAACCACGACATCCAGATGGATTTAGACGAGTTGTCTGATTGGCAGCTTGAGACGCTCCGCGAGATTGCGGAAACCGATGCCGAGGTCAACGGCCCGTGGGATGAAGGCCGATGAGCCGCTCACCTTGGCCGCAGTTTATCGGTTTAATTGTGTTGTATTTACTTGCCGCTGCGTGCGACCCATGTGGTGACGGCGGCTGTACTCCCACAGAGAGGGCTGCAAGTTATGAACGATGATGACATGAGCTGGTGGCACCAGTTGGATTTAGAGATGCAGGAACGTGAAGAACAAGAACGCATAGAAGCCTGCAATAAGGCTTTGGCAGAACTAAAGGAGCAAGAAGATGCAGAGTGAAACCATTGGCGCATTGGCCGCCGCGTTAAGCAAAGCCCAAGCCGACATTACGGGTGCGCTGAAAGACAGTAGCAACCCGTTTTTCAAAAGCAAATACGCTGACCTTGCGTCATGCTGGGATGCGTGTCGTAAACAATTAGCCGCTAACGGTTTGTCGGTGATCCAGACAACCCGCATGGCCGAGCAAGGATTGATGCTAGTGACGACGTTGGCGCATAGCAGCGGTGAGTGGATCGCGGGCGAAATGCCGGTGTTGACCAAGGATGCCAGCCCGCAGGGGCAAGGCTCGGGCATTACCTACGCCCGTCGTTATGCGCTGGCTGCGATTGTCGGATTGGCACAGATTGACGATGACGCCGAGGCCGCACAGGGGCGTAAGGCTGCCCCTCAACTTGACGAGGACTTGGTGGCGCTGATTAACAGCACAAAATCTATAGACAGCCTTAACGGGTTGTTTAAGCGCCTGACCAAAGAGCAGCGCATGACGCACATTGATGCGTTTACCGCCCGCAAGAAAGAACTGACCACCTCGGAGAATGTGTAATGGAACAGCGTACCGATGATTGGCACAAGGCGCGGCTTGGCAAGGTTACCGCTTCCCGCGTGGCCGATGTGGTTGCCAAGACCAAAAGCGGCTACAGCGCCTCCCGTGATAACTACATGGCCGACCTGATTGTGGAGCGGCTGACGGGACAAAAAGCGTCGTCGTTTAGCAACGCGGCGATGGAGTGGGGTACGGAGCAAGAACCACACGCTAGAGCCGCCTATAGCGCCCGCACAGGCGAGTTGGTGGCAGAGACAGGGTTTGTGCAGCATTTAGTGTTGCGCGACTCTGGCGCGTCCCCTGACGGCATTGTGAGTGACGAGGGGTTGGTGGAGTTCAAATGCCCCAACACCGCGACCCACTTGGAATATCTGTTATCAGGCAAACCACCCGAAAAGTACGTCACGCAGATGCAATGGCAGATGGCCTGCACGATGACGAAATGGTGTGACTTTGTGAGCTACGACCCGCGTTTACCCGAGCATCTGCAAATGCTGATTGTGCGGGTTCCGCGTGACGATAAACGCATTGCCGAGTTAGAGGACGAGGTGCGTAAGTTCCTCGCAGAATTAGACGAAAAAGTAACCAAGTTGAAGGAGTTGAAACTGTGACCCAATACGATCCGAACATGAAGGGCGTTTTATTCCGCAATGACAAAAGTGGGAATGAAAAACGGCCTGACTACCGTGGTTCGGCGGTGATCAACAACGTGGATTACAACCTGTCGGCTTGGATTAAGTCCTCGCAAAAGACAGGTGACAAGTACATGAGCATTAAGATTGAACCCAAGGGCGAGGGCAAGTTAGCTCGTACTGGCGAACCGCAGCGCCAGCCGACCAAGAAGCCAGAAATCACCGAAACGAATTGGGACGACCTTGATACACCCTTCTGATTTTGAGGCTAGGTTTAGGGCAAGTCGCCCGGCAGAGATTGTCGTGGCGACTTATCTTCTCAACATCGGCCATACCGTGACGCTGCCCAAGCGGCGCATGGCAAAAGATTTTGCCGACCGGGCAGAGTTTGCCGATAGGGGCGACATATATGCCTCGGGTAAGCGGATAGAGGTAAAGCACATCAAGCACGATTTTGCGTATCAGGCGTGGCCGTTTGAGACTGCCGCTATCTGCGCCAAGAAGTCGTTTGATGCTGCCGATCCTCGCCCTGATTACTACTACATCGTCAACGCCAGCATGACCGTAGCGGCGCTGGTGGACGTTAAAACGACGTTTCCCGATTGGCGTGTGCAAAAGATAGTGGATCGGGAGCGTGGCTACGACTACGACGTTTATGCCGTCACGCCCGAATATCTTGGCTGGCGGTACATAGATTTTGAGGAACGGCTATGAAGGTATTTATCGGTTGGGATAGCCGCGAGGATATTGCGTATCAGGTTTGCCGTAAAAGCATCCTCAAGCACTCCAGCGTGGAGGTGGACATCCAGCCCATCGTGCAGTCAGAACTTCGGGAGCGTGGACTTTACTGGCGTGAGGCTGATCCGCTGTCGTCTACGGAGTTTTCGTTTACCCGCTTTTTGACCCCATATCTCGCCGGTTACGACGGCTGGGCGGTATTTGTGGACTGCGATTTTCTTTTCAGGGGGGACATTGCGGGACTGTTGGACTACGCCGATGGGGCAAAAGCCTGCTTTCTTGTAAAGCACGATTACCGGCCTACTGAAACCGTCAAGATGGACAACAAAGCGCAGCATCAATATCCACGAAAGAACTGGTCATCTTTCATGTTTATCAACTGCGGCCACAGCCAAGTCAAGGTTCTTACACCCGAGGTGGTAAACCGCGAGACGGGGATGTACCTGCACCGTTTTAATTGGCTCACCGATGACGTAATCGGGGAGTTGCCAACGACATGGAATTATCTTGAAGGCTGGCATACCCGCGATCAATGCCCGAACCCGATTGCCGTGCATTTCACCCGTGGTGGCCCGTGGTTTGCCGACTACATGGATGTGGAATACGGCGAGGAGTGGATGCGTGAAGCGCATATTTCCTAAAGGCACCACACCAGAGCAGTTAGCCGTAGCTGCTGCCCGTATGGTGCAGGGCTTATCGCCTGACCGTGCGTGGTGCATAGAGGTGCTGGAGTGGAAGCGCCCGCGCACCGATCAACAAAACCGCTTTCTTTGGGGCGTGTGTTATCCCGCGATCCTAGAGGGTGGTGGTGAGGCGCTGGCAGGTTGGACGCGAGACGACATACACGAATATATGTTGGGCGAATGGGGAGGTTGGGAGACGCTAGAAGGCTTTGGCCGCAAGCGTATGCGCCCGATCAAGCGATCTAGCAAACTGACCAAACAAGAATTCAGCGATTATTTGCTGTTCCTAGAAACACGCTGCGCTGACATGGGCATCGTGATACCGGAGCCTGTATATGCTGCGTAAGGCTGCCAAAGACCGAGGCTGTACGGTACGCATACCGGGCGTGTGCAACTTCAACAGCGCCAGTACCGTGCTTGCACACATACGCCTTGTGGGCGTCAGCGGCATGGGCATGAAATCACCCGATCTGCTTGGTGCGTGGGCGTGTAGCGCCTGTCACGACGAAATAGACGGTAGAACACGCAAGAGCGGCATGACACGCGATGAGTTACGTCTAGCCCATTACGACGGCATGGCGCGAACCATCGTGCAACTAGAGAAAGAGGGGCTGATATGAGTTTCTGGGTAGATACGCCGTACACCACGGCCTACGTCCGTAACGAGTTTCTGTACGACCAGCAGAAAGGCCACGGAGAATTCACCGAGGTAACCGTATTTGGCTTTCGCGCCGAACCCATGCGCGTACCCATGTTTCAGCTTATGACGGCGCAGGGGGCGCAATGGGCGCGTATCCCTATCCATGCCCTATGCAGCAAGCCCTGCCCCGCTATGAGCCTCCAGATTGCCTGCTGGTGGGATTCTTTTAGCCGATTCTGCGAGGTGCGTGAGGTGCAGTTCCTGCGTAACCACCGCGTCAAGGCTATCGGGCGCGATGGCGTGCAGCGCCCCGGTGTGTATCTTTTTACCGTGTTTTGGGCTAATGGTGGGTGGAGTGAAGTACCCGACCAGAGCAAGGATCACCACATTATTGCGTTAGACGATGGGCAATGGATTGCGTACCCCAACAACAGGCTGTTGTGGTGTGACCCGTCTTGGATTGGCGGGGATGTTCCGAGGGATTGGAAATCCCCGTCAATGTCTTACAGCGTGGAGGCATTACCGTGAGATGGATCATTGACCTATTCCGCAGGCTACAGGCCAACCGTGATCGTGAATGGCGCTCTGTGCCATATCCAAACTGGCGCTGCTCCCGAGGAGGGCGGGATATATGGTGAAACGGTGCGAACTGACAGGCTCGCTGATAGATGACTTATCCCCACCGGGAGCGTGGAAGGAGGAGCTAGAGCGCATCCCTTGGGGATATGGTCAAAAGCAGGGCGACAGGCTTGCTAATGCGTTTGTGGCGATGCGGCGCATGGGGCTACACGATGAGGCATCGCTGCTGGAGTTAGAGATTAAGACGCTCCGCAACGAAATAGAGTATCTGCTTAACCGTTAAGGTATAGCGCCCGCTCATCCTGACGCCGCTTAACAAGGCCGGGTAACACTCGGCCACCGGCTTTTGTCCATTTCATAAACTCGTCGGCGGCTTCTTCAAACTCGCCACGGTTGGTTTTCATGCGTAGGCTGGAGCGTTGCAAGTTCCCAAGGCCGACGTTGAAGGCAAAACTCACCAATGCGTCAAACCGGCCTTGATGACCAACAACAGCAGGGCAAAGTCGGGCCACGCCGCGCTCAAACCGGCCAAGGTCTTGAGCAAGGATAGCGTCCACCTCTCCCATAGTGAGGATGCGATCCCAGCCATCCGGTATCGGTAAGGTGCGCCGTTCCTCATATTTCACCGCCGCGTGTGAGGGGTCTATAACGTGACCAACCCCGACCGTCCATAACAACGCAGGACACCGATAAGGGCGTGTTCTGACGCCCTCATGGTGTTTGATCATGTTGATAGCAGCAGGGCTAACCTTCACTTCTGCGAGAATGCTCTACCACCAAAATGAAACGCGATGATAGACGCTAGTATCATCATTTCGTCGTCGCTGAATACGTTTTCCATAGCGATCGCAAACGGGATGCCGGTGGTGTAGGCGTACCAGACGCCCGCGATGTTCAGCGCGACCAGCTCCAGCACAAAAATGTAGGTTACAACCGGACGTACCGAGGCACGCAGGTTAATCATCCATTGGGATGCGCCTTTGCCAATCTCAATGTCGTGGTTGTATAGCGCCTGACGCTCCTCGGCAGCCGTCTGCGTCTGCACCTGTTCTAGTTTGATTTCCTCAACCCGTGCTTGTGCGATAAACCCCCGCTCTGCAAGGGCTAGTTCACGCTCCTTCTGCGCGGCAACAAGGGCTAACTCATGCTTTTTGTCTTGGCGGTCTTGGAAGATTTGCAGAATCTTGGGCAAACCGCCTGCAAGGAACGACAGGAACGTGCTAACCATCGTCATCATTTGGAAGCCCTCACAACGTCGTCGCCCTTGGTGACGGTGACATGATCGCCCTCAACATCCACCCGCATCGGCTGTTCTTTGCGATCCAGCCGGTCTAGTTTGGCGATAAGTTCCTTAATCACCTCAAACTCGGGCTTTTCTTCCTTCTCCACCGTGCCTGCGATATTGGCAAGCATGGAGATAAGAGCGGTCAGCGAGGCACCGAGTAGCCCCATCACAGCAGCGATCTTGTCCGAATCCAGCGCAAGGCTAGATAACACACCGATGACCACGATGGCCGTAATGTATTTTAGCCCGTCCTTGCCGATGGCCTTACCGGCTACGTCTTTGGCAGACGACTGTGCCTCAAGCCGTTGCAACTCGGCCTGTATCTGCACCTTCAGCAACTGGATGTCGGTGGGTTCAGTCATTTTTGGACAGCCTCAAGAAGCAAAACAGCCATGCTGCCGAGTGCGCCAAGCAGGATCAAAATGATTGCGCCACCGATCTTTAACATCAGTTGCTCAAGGCGCTTGAGGCGAGCGTGGATGGCCTCGTACCGTACTGTGCAAACATCAATGTGGCTGGTAACGGTCACTTCTAGCTCTTGGACTGATGTCACGGCATACCCTCAACTGCGACCCACGACAACGTGGCTTCATCCCATGAGTACATCTTGCCGTCAGTTGGCATCGGAACTGGAGCTTGCCACTTTGCATCAGCGTCCAGCGTCCACGACGGGTACGGCTGCGGCGCTACAAAAGCGTCAATGTCAGCGCGGTAGGCGTAGCCGATACCAGCGTAGTTCTTGCGGATGTTGCCGTTGTAACTGGTTTGCTTCCAGTTACCGCCCAAAAGCCCTTGGCAGAACGCAGCACCGATGCTTTCCACTTCGTTGCCGTTCTCGTCCGTTGTGTCTTCATTAGCCACCACAATGACTTGAAGCACGACATTGTTTTCATCCAACTGTGCAAAATGCGCCATATCAATGCTCCAAATGCAATGCCGTTAAATGGCTTTCGTCGCCGACGTAGCCAACCGGAAATGTGTTAAAAGCCAAGGACACTCTTTCATCGCCCTGCACGGTTTCAACCATGTGCGTCAAACTTGACGGGAATAGCATTAGATCGCCAGCGCCTACCTCAAGCCACCATGAATCGCTGTTGTAGACGTTGAATTGATCAGTTGGCAATTTAATCTGTTGGTACAAACTTTTATAAAAATGAATTTTGTCTTTTTGACGAGCGGCTTTTAAGTACAACACGCCTGACACAAACGAATTCGGATGTTCGTGCTTATGATGGTATTGACCATCTTTTGTGTAGTTGAGCCAAGATTGCGTGAGACGCAATGCAACCTCATGCTTTGGCGCACAAATAGAGCGTAAATATTCATTAACGCTTGCTTCGGCAAATGCCTTTAGGCTTGCCATCGTGTCGTGACGCAACACATAGCGATTATCGCTTGTCGTATTTCCAGAATTGCTATGAGTTGGTTGCGAATTTACAAACGCCATTTCCTCGGCGGTGTAGTCCCGTCCAAGTTCAAACTTTGCAACAGCCGTTGGGAAAAGGCTATATGTAATCACGCCGCTTCCTGTTCTAATTCGTTTATGTATTTTTCCAATTCTTGCTGCTGATGGGGCAGCAAGATTGTGTTGATGCTTTCCTCAAACGCTTTAATTTTATCAATCGTTTCCATTACTTCTTCAATGGAAGGCTTTGGCCTCGGGTCATCCCAAACGGTAAATCCAACACCGCCCGTCCATTCCCATTTAGCACCGGGACGCAACAAGTGAATTGCCGTATTGATACCAAGCAATTGATACGTTTTCATAAGTTAGAACGTGATTGAACCTGAAGATGTCCAGTTATATATGCGATAACCACCAGAAGTGGTTACAGTCGGCGATCCAGTTGTTGAAGCAGCAGCCGGATAAGTATCCGAGTAACGAATGATGACTCGGCCAGAGCCACCGTTGCCACCGGCATATTCGGTGCCATCATCATAAGAACCTGCGCCGCCACCGCCGCCGCTATTAGCCGTTCCATTTGTTCCGGTGCTAACAGTACCGCCTGCGCCACCGCCGCCAGAACCGCCAGCAGCGCCGTTATAATTCACGCCACCCGGTGAATATATTTGACCGCTTGCGCCACCGCCGCCTGCGTAGGTAACTGATGATCCGCTAATGCTTGACGCTGTTCCATTTCCACCAGCGCCGGGCGTATAAGGCGAGACTGCTCCTGCCTGACCAGCAGCACTTGCACCGCCGCCACCGCCAGCGATAGCACCGCCTGTTGCGGCGTTGCCGCCATTGTTGCCTTGTGACGGGGAAGTGCTGGGCGTGTTTCCTGCGCCGCCCGGTTGTTGGCTTGGCCCTCGCGCTCCTGCGCCGCCGCCAGAACCGCCCGCGCCGCCAGCAATGATTCCTGCGGTATCCGCTGGTGGATTGTATGATCCACCGCCACCGCCTCCTGCTGAAGTAATGGTGCTGAATACAGAGTTACTGCCGGTTGATCCTCTTGCGTAACTTGATGCGCCATTCCCGCCGCCGCCAACAGTAACGGTGTAACTGACGCCAGCAGTTACAGAAAATCCGCTGCCGGTTCTAAAACCACCGGCACCAGCGCCACCACCAATAGAATAGCCACCACCGCCACCACCAGCGACGACAAGATATTCAACCGTTGGCGTAGCACTTGGCGCTCCTTTGGCCCCCAAGAGCATCAACATGATTCCGCTCATGGCTTTAGCTCACGTTGCCAGAGATAACGCACACCGTACCCGACAGGAACAAAATTGTCGCCACCCCTCTTGTTGCAAGCGTGACGGTTGCTTTGTCTGCGTCCGTACCGCCGATGTAAGCCGTTGTGATCGTGCAGGTGATTGTGACATTGCCCGTGGTGTTGTTGAACACCGACACCACATCACCTAACGCAAACGTGGCGTCAGGAATCGTCACCGAGCCGCCAGAACCCACCTCAATGAACTCACCCACATCGCCTGTGGCAAGCGTGTACGAGGTGGTCTTGGCCGATCCCGAGCGCGGGATGTTGCGGTAGCCGACGAGGTTAGTGCCGTCAGCCGTGCAGTTGGACAAGTTGCCCGAGGTAGGCGTACCCAATACCGGGGTCGTAAGCGAGGGGCTAGTGGACAGCACCACGCTGCCCGTACCCGTGCTGGTCGTAACGCCTGTGCCGCCGTTAGCGACCGGAAGCGTGCCGGTGACGCCCGAGGACAAATTGACCGAACCAAGGGTCTGCTTAAACGAGCCGTTGGTGTCAAACGTGCCGTCTGTTGTCCAAGTGTCGCCTACGTTCAACGTGACCTTGGCAATGGTTCGCAGGGTGCTGTTGTTGTTGTAGGAGATGGTCAGCGTGACGGCTGCCGTGTCCTTGTTTTCAATGGTGATGGTTTTAACGACGCGGCGCGTGCTAGAGGCAGGGGCAGCTACCAGCGTGACCGCAGACGTACCGTTTAGCGCACCGTCTGATGCGCCCTCGGTAAACGCCGACCCCGTGTCATCGGCCCATGCCGCCGTGAAATCGGGGTTGGTTGTGGCCGCCGCGCCTGACATGGCGACCTCAATGGATTTCGTCGTTGCATCAAGGATTAAAAGTGCCATGTTTTTACCTCAAGAGATAAACCAAGCGTAAGCATTGGAGCCACCGCCACCGCCACCGCCAGATTGTGCGACCCAAGACAAGTTTCCCGATCCATTGGTTTGCAACACATACCCATTGATGCCATCGGCATTGGGCCAAGTATACGTTGCAGAGCCTGCTGATGTTTGAGCGATAAAGCCGACGTATCCCGAGGATGCGCCAATAAACCGCATCGCTGCCACGTTTGCCGAGGCGATAGATGCGTTGGTAGCGGTCAGCGTGGAAATTGCCGCCGTACCGATGTTGGCCGAGCCGATAGATACTGAGGCAATCGTGCTGATCACCGCCGTGCCGATATTGGCCGAGGCGATACTCGCTCCTGTTGCCGTCAATGCCGCGACATTGGCCGATGCGATGCTCGCTCCGGTGACCTGTGCGTTGCCGAGGTTGGCAGAGGCGATGCTGGCCGACGTAGAGGTGAGGTTCGTCACCGTGCCGGTCGTAAAGAGCGCCACCGCACCGTTAATGGACGCTGCCGAGGCTGCCGTGACATCCAGCCGTCCCGCATTGGCAGAGGCAATAGACGCCCCTGTGGCGGTGAGCGTGGTGATGACAGCCGTGCCGACGTTGGCCGAGGTAACCGACGCGCCTGCCGCTCGCAGGTCGGTGATGTTGGCAACCCCAACATTAGCCGAGGCGACCGATACGCCGGTCAGCGTCAGCGCCGTGATGTTGGCCGTGCCGAGGTTAGCCGAGGCGATGCTCGCGCTAGTGGATGTCAGGTTGGTAACCGTGCCGGTGGTGATTAACGCCACGCCCGCGTTGATGGAGGCAGCCGATGCCCCCGTAGCATCCAACCGGGTAACCGCTGCGGTGCCGACGTTAGCCGAGGCGACCGAGGCTCCCGTGGCTGTTAGGGTCGTGATGACCGCTGTGCCGACATTGGCAGAGGTGACCGAGGCTCCCGCTGCACGCAAGTCCGTGACGTTCGCGACACCAAAGTTCGCCGACGCTACCGACACGCCCGAAAGCGTGAGGTTGGTGATGTTGGCGTTGGTCAGATTGGCCGATGCGATGGATGCGCTGGTAGCCGACAGGTCGGTAACCGTCGCCGTCGTCAGCAGCGCCACGCCCGCATTAACCGACGCAATAGAGGCTGCGGTGGAGGTGAGGTTAGTCACCGTACCTGTGGAGATAACCGCCGTGCCGACGTTTGCGGAAGTAATAGAGGCGCTGGTAGCACGCAGGTCTGTAACCGCTGCCACCGCTGCGTTCATGGAGGCGGTAGATACGGTCGGCAGGTCGGATCGTCCGACCACAGCCAGCGTACCGCCTACCACCAACGTAGAACCGATGCTGACGTTAGCCTGCAACGTCGTGTTGCCGGTAACCGTCAGCGTGCCGTTAATCGTCGTGTTGCCGAACGAGTTGGCGGCGTTGATCATCTGGAACCGCGTGCCGTCGTAGACGACCATCACGATTTCGCCAGATTGGATGTCACCCGCGATCAGCGCCGTGCTGCCGTCTCGCGTAACGGCTTTTGCGCCAAGGCTGTTGATGTTGAGCGTGACAGCGCCGGTATTGGTGCCAGCGGCCACCCAATAGAACATCTGGCCTGCTTCATACGCCGCAAGGACAGGCGAGAGCGTGCCGGTAACGGTATCGGCACCGCTGACCGAAATTAGTTTGACCGAGGTGGACTGTACTTGTGAGAGGTTAGCGGCGTCGGACGCCAGCGTACCCACCGCAAGGCCCGTGATCTTGTTGCTGCCCATCGGGATGTTAGCCGTGGGCGTGGATTGACCGTCCTTGGTAATGCAGTTGGTCAAGCCGGTAGCAAGGTCAGCCGTCAGAGCGTTGAAAACGGTTGACGAGATAACCGTGTTGGCAACGACCGGCTGGCCTGCCGAATTGATGACAAATACGCCGCTGCCGTTAAAGCTCATTGCTTATCTCCTATTCCTGACCAGCGCCATATCCAGCGCCAAATGCGCCAATACGCCCTGATGCTTCTTGTGCGCGTTTCTGCGCCGCTGCGCGACGGTCAATATACAGCCGAATGTTACGCAATTCGTCTTGCGCGGGCTGCCCGCGTAACAACAACAATTCTGCTAGTTGTTGGCGCTGACGTTCGGTCAATTTCTTGCCTTTGTCTTTGGCTGCGACCGCTGCCGCACCGGCAATCATGTCGCCTTGCAACATTTGCGCGGCCTGCAAAGCTTGTGCAAGTTTGTTTTGATCTTCTTCGCCTTTGAGCAGCGAAAAGGTTTGCGATCCTTTGCCTGCGCGAGCCGTTTCCTGCAATTCCGCTTCGCGTAACACCGTCGCTTGAAACTTGCGGAAATCGTTGCCAAACACCAAGCGCAAACGCTTCTGCAAGCCGGGTGACTTTTGCAGATTCATCAATTCCGCTTGACCTGCTGGCTTGGCTGTTTTGTCACGCAAGGCTTGAGCAGCGCCAAGTCGGAACGCGCTTAATTGCGCTGGCTCCATGTCATTAATGATTTCTTCTAAATCTTCCACATCTTCTGACATGACTTTGCGACCGCGCTCCATTGCGGTTGCCATTTGCGTCTCGCTGCTGAATTCATCGCGGGCTAACTTGTAAACGCTACGTCCTTGGTCGTCTTTTGGCGCAACATTGTCCAACTTGTTCGTTAAATCGCGGCGCAAATTGGTGTAACCACGGCTTTTTTGCGTTGGTTTGCCAAAATCGCCTTTTGCGCCTTCTTCAATGTCGTACAACGTGCGCTTTAGCGTATCTAATACGTTAAACGGGACGCGATCACCGGGGCGCAAATTGCCAAGATTTAATTTTTCGGGCATTCCTTCAACAAGGGCTAGTTCTTCTGCTTCCGAAAACGTCTTTTTTGCACGATTAAGAAGCGCAGCGAGCTCTGCGTCTACGGTTACGTCGTAGTTTTCTAGTTTTGCGTAGTACGGAGCAGCCCTAGTTTTGGCTTGCTCGTTAAATTGACGCACCGTTGCTCTAAACGGCACGCCTTGCGCGTCTAACAGTTCATCTGCCGACGCCTGCAAACGATCCCCGCGCTTGTTGACGAGCGGGCGCATTGATCTGTCAATCATGCCTTGCGTAGAACCCGGCTCGTTACGCAGCAACGCTAATTCTGCGCGAGTAGCAGAACCCGTTGCAGCAATGGGCGCTTCTGGGCCAAGGCCGCCGCCACGGGGACGCTGCAAACGAGCCGCAGCCACTTGCGTCGGATCAGCCTCTACACCGCTTTTTAGCGCATTCAGTTCTTCTTGCATCCGTGCTTTTATCAGCGACGGGCCGGGAATGACTTTTAATTGGCGCTCAAGCTCGGCGATACGATCTTGCTTGGCGATGGTGTCGGGCGGGATTCGGGCAGCGGCGTCACGCTGCAAAAGTTGCGCTAGACGCTCTCTTGGTGCTTGCAACTCAAATTCACGCTGCATGGTCGGCGCCATACGTCGCGTGACTGCACCAGCGCCTTTGATGCCAAGGCCTGTTGCACCGCCAATGCCAACGCCCGTGCCGGTGCCATACAAAATGTCCATGCCCAAGTCAGACGCTGTTTCGGCCTCACTTGCGCCTGCCGCACCAACCGCGCTTTGCGCTGCCACAGGGGCAATATAGCGAGAGCCGCGAGAAATGATGCCAGCGCCCAAGGGGGCAGCAGAACCGCCCATGCTGAACGGCAACGTAGCAAGACTGCCCGCCATTTCAAGGCCAAGTGCGGTTTTGGGGTTTTGCTCTGCAAATGCCGCAGTACCGCCGCGAATGATGTCACGCGGCGCGGTGTAGTCAGCGCGAGTTGGCGCAGTTTGGGTGCCGCCCATTGCGTATGACTGACCAAGTTGACCAAGCGCAGCAGCGCCAGCCAACTCGTCAAGCATATTAAACGTCGCGCCTTGACCAAACGTCATTGCGCCTTGAACAGATGACGGTAAATTCGCTCCTCGCTCACGCGCAGCGGCAGGCGGTGGCGCTAATGACTCCCACTTGCCGCCTCGGAAAACAAACCGTTCGCCGGTTTGCTTGTTTGTTGCTGTTTGACCTTCGCGGTATGCCATAAATTCCTCGCTTACCGTAAGGGCTAGTCAAGCGTCGCGCCAGCGGGAAGCTGGCTGCCGTATGCGGCGGGGGCGGTAATATCAGGGAACATACCGGGCAAGTTCCTAAATTGCGGCAATTGCCGTGCGCGAGCGCGAACGCGATTGCTAATAGCAATGTTGGCTCTACCCGCTTTTTCGTTCAATTCCGCTAGGTAAATGAGATTGGCGGGAGTAAGGTCAATTTGACCCGCAGCAGCGCGTTCCAAGAACTGCCGATCTTTGTCAGTAAATCCTTGACCTGACCCAAGCCCACTAGTACGAACCGCCGCCAACGTCGTTTTGGCAAGTTCAGCAGACAAGTTTTCGGTAACCGATGCCCTATCGCCTTTTGAAAATCCTGCCGTTGCGAGTGCTTTTTCAAAGCCAAGACGCGCTTCAGCGCCTGTGCCGGTAATTGGGTTTTGCTTAAGCAAATCACGCACTCGGTACGACGATTCAATTTGCGCGATGGCATTTTCACCAGCAGCAATGGCATCCAAGTCTTGTTTTGCAACTCCCTCTGCAATGGCGTCTGCGTATTTATTGGCCGTTTTATCGCCAACAGTTACGCTTACGCCCGGCGCAGTTGTCGTTTCTTTCCTAATAGCAGCATCGTAAATAACTCGCGCAGGACTACCTAGCGGCAACGCATTGCGCTCTGCAATCAATCTGCTTAACGGTGATCCAGCGGTGGGCTTTTCAATCGGGTCTAATTTGCTGATATCGCCCGTCCTTGTCGCCTCTGCCAAACTGGCTGGCGTAAAGTCGCTTGGGTTGATGTCAGCAAGTTTTAATTGCGTTGTTTTGGGCATCGTCGCCTCGTACTGCGACATGGCGAACTGCTGCACCATCGGGTTGCCGCTTTCCAAACCTTCCAATGCTCGCGCACGCTTCTGCGCGATAGTAAGCGGGCCGCCCACCTGCATCTGCATCGGCTGGCTGAAATCAGGCTGGCCGTCTGCTCCCATTACCGGCATTAAACGCTGGTTAGGCGCTGCAATGGCGCTCGGCTGTGCGTATTCCGTGCTGCGGAACCCCGGTTGACCATACGGCACGGCAGGGCCACCGCCCGGCTCCGTGTTGATCATCGGCATCGGCGCTTCCATAGCGGCAAGCTGCGCCATGTTGACGTTGCGCTGCTCGGGTTCAAACGAACGGATGTAATCAGCAAATTCGGTGCGGCCTGCTTTTTCTGCCTCGGCCTTGGCTTCTTCTGCCTGACGACCTGCGCGAGCGGTCATAAAACTCTGCAATGCCTTCACTAGCGGCGCAGCCTTGGGGATCGGCGCTGCGTTGCCTTCCATCGGCTGATATTCCTGCTGTGCAAGGGCTTCTGCCAATGCGGCACGCCGACGCGCTTCCTCTAACTGGCGCTCGTATTCAGTTGGTGCGCGGAAGGTTTGCGTGTACTTAACTGGCATTTTCAAAGTCCCCTCTGTATGAGCCTCCCTGCGGCGTAGTCATACCTGCGGGAGCGGGCATACGCGGGCGCTGCATCATGCCGCCCACTTGCGGTGAGCGAGGCGGCCCCATCTGCGGCTGACCCATGCTGCGAACGGGCGGCCCGTAACCCATCGGACGACCACCCTGCATGGCCTGCGGTGGGCCGTTAAAGTTCATGGCCTGCGGCGGCACACCGGGGTTGGTGTTAGGCGTAGCGCCCGAGTACATCAGGTTAGGCTGCGGGACATTCCGCATATTGTTGCCGGGGCTGTTGAGCGACAGATTCCGCTCCTGCATTGCCAGCATACGCGCCATTTGCTGCGGCTTTCGGTCAGGGGTAAATCCGTTCATGTGATGTCCTCAAAGAAGCCCGTAGTTGACCATCTTGTAGCCATCGGAACGGGTTACGACCGCCTCCGGTAGCACCGTCTCTACTTCATCGGCCATGACGCCGCGTTGACGCTCGCCGTTGATGTCGTACTCGTATACGCCAATGCCAAGCGGGTGAGTTCCGACGCGCACGATGTTGGACTTCAAGCGACGATCCGACGTAAACAATCCCGCTACGCCGAGCGGGCCGCTGACGGCTGTACCTGCGGCTCCAGCAAGGCTGCCGAGCAACCCCATGCCTGCGTTATAGGAGCCAACTTGGTTCTGATAATTGCGTTGTGCAAAATCGCCCGCTGCTTGACCCGCTTGGAATATCGGCGCAGGAGCCACGGTAACGCCGCTGTAGCCTTGGAACTGCGGCACGTTGACCTGACCGCCTGACAACAACGCGCTGATCTCGTTGACCGGGATGCTGCGGATTGCGGCCTGCTGGGCAAGTGCCTGCTGAATCGCGGTGTTGCGGAACTGCTGTTGGGCGATGTTCTGCTGGAACTGTTGCTGTTGTGCGGCGTTTGCGGCAGCCTGACGCGCCAACTCTTGCTGGTAAGCCTGTGCCTGCGCCTCGTTGTAGAACCCTGCGGCTCCCTGCGCCTGACCAACCTGCTGCGCTTGGCGGGCAAGGTTTGCTTGCTGCGCGGCGACCTGCTGCTGGAAGTTTTGTGCAGCGGCTTGGTTGTACATCTGCTGTTGCGTTGCCGACTGATTGAAAATCTGCTGCAACGCCTCGTTTTGCAGTCGCGCTTGGTCAAACGTCGTTTGGTAGTTCTGCGCCAACGCCTGATTCGCAAGCTCTTGCGCTGACTGACCCATGCCAAACTGCTGTAACAGCCCTTCACGGTTGAACCCAGCCGCACCGAGGGCTTGCTGATAGTTTTGACCGAGGGCTGCGTTTTGCGCCTGTTGTGCCGCCAACGCTTGCTCAAAATTCTGGCCGATGGCCTGATTTTGCATCTGCTGTGCGGCTTGGCCCTGTGCAAAGTTCTGCGCGATGGCTTGGTTAGCGGCTTCTTGCGCTTGCTGCTGCGTGCCGAACGACGCTAATTGCGCCTCGCGGCCAAACTCACCGGCCTGCAAACGCTGCTGGAAGGCTTGCTGCTGCGCTTGGTTTTGCGCGGCTTGCGTTGCCAACGACTGCTGGAGGTTTTGCCCCAAGCCCGTGTTGTAAAGCTGCGCCTGCTCCATGCCTGCGCCAAAGCCTGACAATGCGGCTTGATTGGCGAACATAGCGCGGGATTGCTGCTCACTAAACGCCTGCTGACGAGCGGCTTGATCAAGGCTGATGCCCTGCGCGGCGGCCTGCAACAGAAGGTCGTTTTCCTTCTGCATCTGCGCCGCCATCGCCGAGTTGTACGCCTCGCCACCCGGTCGCAGACCTTGGTTAATCAGTTGCGTCTGGAGTTGCTGACGCTCGCCCTGCAACTGCGGTGACAAACGCGACAGCAATGCCGTCTGCGCCGTCATGCCAGCGTTTACTGGCCCCTGCGGCAAGTTGGCAATATCAATCTGGCTCTGTAACTGCGGGCCGCCCACAAACTGCTGTGCGTACCCGAATTGGCCTTGTGCGGGGCCACCGGCCACACCGCCGATGCCTGACAGGTCAAGCCCTTGCAGGTTCAATCCCTGCGGGCCAGCGCCTGCCATGCCGTACAAACCACCTGACGGGCCGCCTTGTGCGGTTCCAAACGCTTGCCCGCTTGGGGCGGCTTGCGAGGTGAATTGACCGGCGTCAAACATACCGAGATTGGTCGGTGCAGCGGGGCCAGCCCCTGCCATACCAAAATACTGGTTTTGCGCGGTGCTGGCGCCTTGCACCGGAAGGTTGACCGTCGCCTGCTGGCCTGCGGTGACCTGTCCGGGCAATTCTCCTTGACCATAAGTTGCGATTGGGCCGTAAACGCCTTGCGGTGCGCCTTGAATTGCGCCCGATGAGCCGATGTCGTAACCAAGGCTCGGCAGGTTTTGCGGGCTAAATGCCGACGCGATGCCAAGGTTTTTTAAGCCACCCGCAGCGCCTTCAGCCGCTTTTGATAACTCTAATTGCGCCCGCTCTTGAGAACGCAACGCCGCAAGCGCATTAGGGTCAATGGTTTGCGTAATTGTTGGCTGTTCAATGTACGTCGTAAATTGGCTTTGATCTGGCGTTTCACCCGCATACTCGGGGCCGTATTGGGCAATGCGATCTTGATAAGCCTGCAACGCCTTGTTGTAGGCGTCCGTGTCTACGGTTGCATTTCGTGTCCAAGTCACCGTCTGCGACCCGGTGGGGCCGTAGATGTTGGGATTGGACATATATGCCGACTGCTTGGCAGCGGCCAAATTCGCCTCACCCTGCTTGATGGCTAGGGTGGTGTAGTCAGGCGCTGGCGGCGGTGCTGGTGATTTTTTGCCCATACCTCGGCTCCAAGAAACGACACCTGTCTGGTGTCTGCGTCATAAAAACAATGTCTCCGTCAGGTGCGCCGTCTTTGATACGCGCTTCCTCCGAAAACCCCATTTTCGTGACCAGTTTCAGCGCCCGGGTATGGTTGCTGGAAATCGGCCCTATTATCTTATCAACATTTGCGACGTTGTAGGGATAGTCGTACACAGCGGCAAGGTAAGCCGGTGTGATTTGATCCCAAGTGATGTGGCAAACGACCGATCTGCCGTTCCACATCTCGTAAACCGTACCGGCGACAAGCTCGCCGTCTCGCTCAAGCCCGATGGCAACAGAGCGGTCGGGGTTATAAGCCCCGTCTGTGCGTGACATCACCCAATGGCCCACATGGGGGCCGCTGACTATATTCCAGCCCATCCGAGTTGATACACCACATCAGTTGATGCCCACTCAAGCGATACGTTCTTGCTGCTGCTGTTAAAAATAATGCCGCCGCAATAACCCACACCGCTTAAACCTACGACCGTGTTGCTCGCAATCGTGTTGCTGCCCCAGATGGCCTGATCCCATAGACCAACGTCCCACAACCCATAGTTGGTGCCGACAAACGACAGCGCACCGAGGAAGTCATCGGTCTGGAAATCCACCGCAATACCCACACCGATGGTCGGCTGACCGTTGGAATAGGTAGTTGTGCGGCCACGGGTGAAGTATTTGATGACGCCACGGGTGTCAAAGTAGTTGAACGCCTGTAGCGCCTTGCTGTTGATGGCCTGACCGTTGTCGTTGTAGCCCGCCGATCCGGTTCCGGTCGTCCAAGCCTTTGCAACGTAACCATCCGAACCGTAATACGGCTCATCGTTAAGCGATGACCAGCAGTTTGCGTACCAGCCGGTAAACCGGCACCACGCCTTGGTGATGTTGTTCATCACAAACTGCACTTGCGAGTTTGACGCAACGGGAATGTTAACGATTAGAGCGTTGTTTAGCGGGTGATACAGCATCCCCCAGCCAAAGTTGTTCTTGTATGTCTTGGCGGCAACGGCAAATGCGCCCTGAATCTTGTCCGATAGCGCCACATTGGGGTCAAGGCGTGACGATTGCAGCGCCGATGCCATCGGAATCAAGCCGTCAAGCGTTAAAACCAGCAAATCGCCGCCGTATTTCAGCAAGCAACGCTTGGAAATTGGCGCACCGATGATCCAAACGCCGATTAGCGCCCATGTGGAGGCGCTAGAGGGATCGGTTCCGCGATAAACGATGACCTCGCCTTGATCGGTGACAAAAACAAGGTTGTCGTCAACGCCGTAGCCTGCGTCAATCGTCCACGACGCCATAGATACAATGCTGCCGCCCAAATGCGCGACCGACGACAGGTCAAGTGCGTTAGCTGCACCGCCAACAGATGCTGTCGGCAAATACCATGCTTTTAACGTGTCCTTTTGAATAAACCACATCCTGTTTTTGAACAGGGTGGGCGAGGTAAGCGTGGTAGTAGTGACGCCCGTAATGGCAGGCGTAGATACGCCGTCAATAGCCGTCCATGTAGAACCATCGTACAACCGTGGCTTATCCACACCGTTTGCGGCGTACAAATAACTGCCGCCTGCGGTCGTAATGTTGGTGTATTCCCAGCGGCTGTTAGACAGCCCCGTTACGACCGCGGCACCCACCGGGCCTGCCGATGTAACGTCAAAGATGTTCCCGCCTACAATGGCAAACAGTTTGTCTGTCGTGCCTGCGCTGTAGGTCATCAGCGTTTCAATCTGGCCGGTCATGCCGGTGGCGTGTTTGTCGTAGCCACCGCGCAACGTCACGCTGCTGACGCCGGGGAACAGGTTGTCTAACGTGACGGCATCCGTGGGGGCCATGTTGGCAAGCGCATCGCGTGCGTTCCAACCACCCACAGGGGCGGGGAGGGACGCCACATTGGCTTGTGTGCGCTGAATGAGACGGCGGCGAGTGGGCGAAGCCATTTAGTTGTTGCTCGTGCCGTAGCCAGAGTCGGGGATATTGTCGTATCCAATGAGTACGGTTCCCGGTCGTGGTGCAAACGAGAGATTGGCGGCTGCCGTGTCCTGCGCCACCGCTGTTTCTAGCTCCATCAGGAAGTCCCGATACAACGCGGTGGTGTCAAAGCCCTTGGCCTCAAAGTACTTGAGCTTGGTCATCAACACCATAACGCGATCTGGATAGATGCAGGTGTCGTTGTCAGCGGTAAAACTGTTTTGCACCAAGCCGGTCGGGCTATACGCCCAGCCTTTGCTGCGGTACTCAAAGCCGAGCAACTCGCCCGCGTTCATACCCGGCCAAATCTGGAAATACTGACCAAGCAGACGCCAACGGATACGGGGGCCGGTGCTGATATAGCCCGACAACAGCCATTCCCATTGCTGCGGCGACTCGGGGCCGAGCATTTCCCAACGCTTGCTCTTATCCCAATGCGTGCGGTTGACCGTGCTGTAGTAGTCAGCAGGCATGGAATATTTCACCTTCTGGAAGATGACCTGCCCGCCAACCTGCGTTTCGGTGACCTGATAGTTAAGCGCAACCGAGGTGGGGCCAACGGATGTGATGTAGGTCGCATTGGGGATACCCACGCCCTGCACCTGATACGTCGTATCCAGCCCTGTCGTAGAGGCAAGGCCGGTAATCGCGGCCACCCCATTGACCCAGTTACCCGTGGCGGTCGTCGCCTCGGTGTAGAAAGTATGCTGGCGCGTCAATTCACGCCAATCAGCACGACGAAGCAACTCATAGCCTGCTGCGTTCATCAACGCCAACAACTGCACGGTTTCTTGGCTGGCGTTACCAGCCACCGTGTTTGGCGTCGGGATGCCTAACTCATTCGTGCATTGCTGAATGAGTTGAATCATCGTGCTGCCCATACTATGCCTCCGCTAAAGCCTCTTTCGGCGGGCGGCCACGACGAGGTTTGTCCTCCATCAGAGCCGCCATCTGTGCTTGCAACTCGGCTAACTGGCGCTTGGTGTCCTCAAGTTCTGCGCTGCTTTCGGCGCGGTTCTTGCGGTTAAGGTACAGTTTTGCCCGCTCACGCAGGCCAACCCCACCCATGCCAATGCGCTGTAGTTGCGCGTCCGACGCCAGAGCCAACTGCTCTACCGTCACAAACTTCAAAATCACCAGTTCTGCAATCTGGTCGCGTGTAATTTCCTCGGGAGCGTCCTTGTGCCACTCCGACAGCGGGGTGCCGATCTCTGCGGCTACGCCATCGCTCTGTTGCGTCTGGAAGTACAGCCATTGACGCGGGAACCGTGCTTTATGGTCATCGCGTGCAGGCTGGTCAATGATGTTGGTTTTATCGCCGGGGGCCATGATGCGGCAGTAGGTTTTGCCTTTACCGGGGCCATCGTCCTTGACGTAAAACTCAACGTGCAACTGTGCGTCGGCGTTAGAAACATCGCTATCTAGTGGCATTGTCCTTGCTCCTGTGGGGATTACAGGTTGTTGACCTGTGTGATGGTACAAATGACCGAGGGAATCGCAGGCCATACGCTTGTGGCGCTGGCAGCGAGTAGTCTAGTGTTTGTTGAATCGCTTGCCCACATCAACTCAACGTAATTAGTGGGTTCAAGCTGAATGACAAAGTTCCACGCAGCCACGGTACGCGCTGCGGTGCCTTGGATGGCAACGGTGCTGGCGGTGTTGGCGACGTTAGTGCCGTTTTTGCGTAGCCAAATGTAGACATTGGCCGTGCCGCCCGACGTTTCGTCTAACTGTGCCGAAAACTGCACGTTGTAGACGCCTTGGTTAGCCACCACAAGCCGAGAGGTGGGCGAGCCAACAGACACGCCATTAGCTGCGTCCGTCGTGTTAAACGTCATGGCGTAAGCGGTGTTGATAGATGCCACCGTTTGAAGCGTAGTGTCGCTAAACGCACCGTAATGCAGGATCGGCACCGAACGGCCAAAGCCTTGCAGTTCTTCCCAGAGCGTATTGCTGACGGCATAAAACATGGCCGAGCAATCCACGTTGATTGTTCCTGATCCTGCCGTGTTAATCGTGTCAGTTGCGCTGTACGGGTATACCGTTAAAGGGTTTGCGCCGCCGTTACGAATAATAATCGTCTCGCCCATTTCGGCCTTGGGCAGCTTAACGCCTGCGCCCGAGCCTACCGTCGTAATGTTGTTGTAAACATACGTCAGCGTCGTCGCATCGCCTGCTGAGGTGCCAGCAGCCGTCACCGCAGCGTTACCGTCCCCGCAGATAGATACCGTGGAGAGTTGGTTAACGCCCGACCCCAATACTCGGGAAGGGATCGCCATTAGGCTGCCATCGCGCGTTCGCGCCTGACACGCAGAATCTCTGCAATCAGACCGGGGCCGTGAGCCTCAATGTTGACATCGCCCATGACCTCGTAAATCTTCTGGAATTCGTTGGCCTGCTGGGCCATAGCGAGGTTGCAGTTGAACTTCTTGCCGGTCGGGCCGCCTACCCAGATGTCTATGGTTTGGCCTGCCTTATCGCCCGTAAACCGCTTTACGCCGTCAGCACGGTTGCAGGAGTCATAGCCATACAGCGTGAAGTGTCGGAATCCGAGGATGTAGCCAATGTTGATGGCTCGCAATCCTGATGTGGTGCCGCCGCCAATAGCGAGTTTGCCGGGGCCGATAGCCTGCATCTCTGGGCCTTCTGCCCATGAGTGCCACAGCAGCACCTTGTGATCTTTAAGGTAGTCAAACGTAGTCGGTGGGCAGCGTGACGAGGGCATATACACCGTGTGCTTATTCAGCAGCTGTATGCCGCTTGTACGGTCACGCGGGTCAAGGTTAACCCACAGGTCAGGCTCAACCCCGTTCTCCACCAGAAAGTCGTGTGCGGCCTTGATAGCCACAATCGGGCGACTGGCTCGGCGGTGCGCCTTAATCTCGTCAATGTAATCGGGCATAGACCACCCGCTCGCCACCAACACCATGTTGCCATCGTGCTTGATGGGAGCGAGGGTCAGTTCTGGTAAACCACGGCCAAGCGCCGAGCGGATATTGGAACAAAGTTCCTCTGCCGTACCCGCCGCTTGAACCGTGATTTCCAGAGGTTGCATCGTTAGAAGCCCACGACGCCCGTCGCAACGTGCGGGTAGCCCGCAACGCAGGTCAGAGCGGTAGCACCCGACGCCGTGGTAAGGGCAACGATGCCCATCACCAGACCGCCGGTTACCGTGGCGTCATCAAGCGTTCCCGCCGTGGCCGTCGTAAAGAGCGGCACAGCCGGGAGGCACGATGCGGCAAGGTTCACGACCGGCTTACCGCCGATCTGCACCCAACCGTAGGAACCCGACGCAATGGAAGCCTGTGCAAAGCCGATGACTTTGCTCTGGGCCGAGTTGGTCGTGGTCAACGGGACAACGGTGTTGTCACCCTTCACGGACACCGCCATATAAGTGCTGACGGTTGACGCCGCCTGCACATACACAGCCTGACCGCCGTCGTCCAAGTTCACAGTCGTACCGACGTTGAACGAGGGCGAGGTGTCGGTGTACGTCAGAGCAACGCCGATTAGATTACTCGTAGAAATAGCCATTTTGCGTTACTCCCTTAGTCAATCAACACGCCTTGGAACTGGCTGCCCGAGCAGGTCAAATTACCCGCCCAGCCGATCAGTTTCACAATGGCGTCTTGGTTAACGGCCTGTCGCTCGCCGCCAATCGGCACAAAGTTGCGATCTTTGTGCGGGCGGAAGTGCAGGTACTTGGTGTTGAGGAACCACATGTGGTTCGCGTTGCCCGAGCCGCTGTTATACGACGAGGAACCGATACCACCGTCCAGCACAACGTCAGACGCCATGCCAGCGCCGTAGTACTTGAGCGAAGCAAAGCCCGCGCCCGCCAAGCCAGAACCTGACTCGGTGATACGCTGGATGGCCTGCAACGACTGCAAGTAATAACGGTAGTAGTTGTTGTCAGCAACGATCAGGTCAGGCTTGTCGGTGCCACGAACGAGCTGGACAGCGAGAGCGTCCATGTAGCCCTGAATCGTGGTGGACGACACAACGCCCGAGCCGCTGACCGACGCATCAAACACCTTGGACTGCCAGAACGACCACACGGCGCGGTTGATGCCGCCGTAGGTGCCGGTAGTCGGGTCATCGGGAACAGCCGCAGCAAGACCCGTGAGGTTCTTACCCGCGTTGCCCGTGCCGTCGCCGTACAGGTCGCCCGAGATGCGGTTAGCAAGCTGGGCTTCCGCAACTTCCATGCGACCGTCAAGAAGGTCAATGATGGCCTCCTTGCCCGAGTTCTGGATCATCTCCAAACCCGAAATGGTCACGGCAGAAGCGTACTGCGTGATGCTGAACTGCGCCGACGAAATCGGGCTGTTCTGGCCGACGTTCAACACCTCGTATCCCGAGTAGGAATTCGTGTTGTTGGTGGTCGGATCGTTGTACATGATTTCTTGCAAAATCACGTTACCGCCCGAGAACGTCTTGACGTTCCCGCGCTCCTTGAGGCGACGAAGCAACGCATTGTTGTTCGTCACGTTGTCAGCGAGTTCACCGCTACGGCTCTGAATAGTCGTGGCAATGATGTCGCTGATGCTTGAGTTGGCAAATGCCATTTGATTACTCCTTCATCAGTTA